TTAATTCTACTTTTTCTTTCTTCTGGTGGATCTTTACCAGAGGCAAGTCTATTAAAAAATTCATCACTCCAACTCATACTTTTTATTCTTTAATTGATTTAATTATTAATAAAAATAGTTTTTTTAAGCCTCGTATGTGAATACGAGCCATAATAATAAGAGAGATTACGATATATAGTATCGCAGGAATATCACCAAACGCATATGACATAACAAAGCCAAAGATCCATATGAAGAATACTACATATTCTATAATCTCTCTTATCATATTATGCCTCCCACAAAGCCATAGGTACTATACCTGTAAGCTTTTTATTAAGTCGTGGATGAGTATAAGTATACTCTACCATTGGTGAATGTTTATCACGTATCACTTTTTTAAAAGTACATTCTACTTCTACTCGAGTTACAGAACTCTTGTAAGGATCAAATTGTACTTTATTGTTCTGTGGTATATATAACCACAAAAATAATTTCTTTTTATCTTTCATATTTGATTGTTTAAGATGCAAATAAAAAGAAAGTGTTTGTCTTATTCATTTAACTTATTTCGACAATATCCCAACTACTTTATCGACGTACTATATATCTTCATATAGCTTTGATTTGTCTTAGGACTCTGGACTTTTACACTTTCTTGGGGATAACCACCATATAATAAAAATATTTGATGTTACTGGCGAGTTTCATCATATTTTTTATTCTCTCTTTTGTAAGGAAGCATCCGCTTCTTATGAGAATTTTTATTTTCTCGTAAAGATTTGGATGCTTTCATGTCTTTAAATGTCTTTCCCATTAGAATCTAAATTTGGTTATACCAAGACCTAAGAAGTCACATAACCATCCTAAACCATTAGATTTAAGATAATTCTGTGCTGAAGCATCCATATTCTGTTTTAAGAATAAGATTGCTTGTGCTACTTTTGGATCTCCGTTACCGTAGAGTGTAAAGAATCTTCCACTCCAATCAGAGTCTTGAGGATTACCTACAACGTCAATTAATACTTTTGCAGCATTAATAGATGTTGCATTTGACAGTATAGCATTTGCTTCACTTTCATCATAAGTTGTAACAACTAATGAATCAGCATCAGCTTGTGGTTTTACTGTCGTAAAGAAGTCGTGCTTAATACGATTCATGATCGCATCAAACTGTGCAGGAGTAATACCATTAGGTATTTTCACTTCTACGTGTTGTGATGCATCTGGCATCACAATTAATACAATTCCTTTCATTTTTTGGATTGTTTTTAAATTTGACATTTGATGACGGCATTGTATCTACAACTACAATGCAAAATAAATACATAACAGATGTGTATTGTTGTAGCAATACATAAACAAAAAGAAATTTTACCTAATAACGAGGATTGGTTTAGGAAAATTTGACTATCAAAACTTGTTTTAAGATACAGCAGAATTGTATTGTCAGTACAATTCTTATTATCTACCTGATTTTAACGTCCGCACGATCATAACAGTCAGTTTCAGTGTAATACTACATTACTGACATTATAGTATTACTACTTAGTTACTTACGCCCCACAGGTTTGTCATTTTCTGAGGACGACTGCACCTACATTCACATGCAAGTACAGTCACTGAAGAAATAATGAAGTTGCAAACTGTTATTGATACACTATTGTATCTTTGGCAGCTTTTGCTGGAATTGGTACCTTCTCAGGTTCCTTTTCTTCTTTTAACTTTGTAGTTATTTCTACTCCTTCAATCCTTTTTCCATCTACTCCAGGGTTATCAAGTCCTTGTTTTTCTAATTGTTTAGCAATCTGTAATGATATGTAATACTCCCTATTACGTTCGTATTCATATACATAACTTTTTACAGGTTCTTGCGTACCCAATTTTTCAAACAATGCTTGCATTATTGCTGGTGGAAAGTTACTATAAACTTCGCGACACCTGGATGATTCTTTAAGATCATTCCATTCTTGCATAGCTTCTTCCACTGTAGGCACAGCTTGCATTTCAGACTCAATAAATTCCTCAGTAGTGGAATTCTGTGTAACACCAGGGATTTCTCCCTTGACATACTTGTAAGTGCAAATACCTGCACATACCAACAGTAGTACTAATACTACCGACACGAAGCCTTTAAAGACTCCTGAACCTTGTTCATTTTCCATTTTTTGATAAACGTTTATTAATTAATAAAAATTGAACTATAATTGATATAAATCAATTATTCTTTTGGAAACGTATCTATAATACTGTGTATACTCCCTACGAGATCTAAGTATAAAGATTTATATTTCATTAATTCTTTACGCTCTTTTTCATATTCTTTCTTATTAAGAAGAATACATTCTTGAGGAGATAGATTTTGTAGATGTGAATAAACTGTTAGTTGAAACGTTTTTTCTGTTTCTTGTGGAGAAAGTATTACTACTTCAATATTAGCATTAGAATTACTTCTAATCATTTCAACTATATTCCCATCACATTCACATTGTGGAATAAATTCTCCACTATCTACAGTATCTTTAGCTTCCTTTAAACCTAAACCAAATAGTTCTTTTATAAATTTTATTTGGTTAAGTTTTTGATTTAAATTCTTGTAATTAAATAAAAGTTTTATTCTCATGATTTAATTGATTTAAACGCATTAATAATAAATAACCATAGTAATAGTAATAATTTCACTAACGCCGCCAAGCTGCTATTATATTACTATACTATGGTT